GTGTCTTCATTGTAGAATATAGTGCCGTCTGTGCCTACATAGGTTGCAGCATCATAGGCCTGTTCTCCTGCGGCTAACTTTCTAATAGACATCTTCGCTCCTGATTAATTAACGTCGTTTTCATCACCAGCCATAACAACACCAGCAACCTTTTTCATACGATCTAATTCGTTAGATCCTTCCTCATCCCCGCAGCCTGCTTCGCGATCGTATTCGTTATCAACTCCTGCAACCTTTTTCAACAGTTCGTGTTTCTGCTGCAATGGTGGAACCATCTTGTCGTCATCGCCAGTATCCTGTTCTGGTTCTGGTGCGGGATCCATACGCTGCATGGTCTTGCTGCTCATAGCGTCACCACCATCGCTGCCCATGCTGCGACCAATTTCATCAGTGCCGGGTTCTTGATCAGCAGAATCAATGATGTCTGCTAGTTTTCTTATAAATTCTGCTGCTCTCATAGTTTTCTCTCTTTTGATTTTACGTCCATGGTCTTCCTGGTTGTAGTCCGCCAACATTAGCATTGTCGTCTGCACCTGGATCATTACCGTTATAGGTATCTGGAAGTAAAGTTTCGTCATACGTGTTTGCCGCACGGTAATAATCTTTTGTAGTATCGCCGCCTGCTTGACGCTTTACTTGTGCTATTTCTAGTCTTTGTATTTGGCGTTCTTGTTTGGTTAGGTTATCTTGTGCTGTTGTGCAATAAACTGTATCACCGTCACCGATATTTAAATCATCTAAACTCGGAGGAAGTGTGCTATCGCCAACAATATTACTGAGTGTGTTGCTAGGATCGGTGCTTTTAGACACCTGATAATAGTCGGTGGGGAGACCTTCGTCTGCAGATATAGCAGAGATAAGATCATCTATGGTGGCTGTGCTGGTATCAGCGATAGTCACTGTGCTTATGGTGCTTGTTAGTCCCCAGTAGTTAATATCCGACATTTTTTTTCTCCTACCTAGTATTTAGTTAAATAGTCATATGTTCAAATTAATTAAGCGTTGGTGGAAGTGCATTGAGGAATGCGAGGAAACGCTCGCGAGGCAGGGCATACACCCCTTCACTGGATACTTTGGACAATCATTTATTATAAGAGCAGATAATGATAGACAAGAAACCCGTAAACGAGCTACTAAAAAATCTAAGAGATAGCGGTCGCTATCGTGTGTTCAACGACATAATTCGCGAGCGCGGAGATTTTCCCAGTGCGATCTGGTATGGTCCCTATAACATCAAGAAGATTGTCAACTGGTGCTCCAACGATTACCTGGGCATGGGACAGCACAAGGTCGTGATTGATGCCATGCACACCGCACTTGATCAAACGGGTAGTGGAAGTGGCGGCACTAGAAACATAGGCGGCACTTCACACTATCACGTTGCCCTGGAACACGAAATTGCTACACTGCACAACAAGGCTCGTGCCCTGCTATTCACATCAGCCTACGTGGCCAACGAGTGGACACTGATTGCACTGCCCAAGATTATACCCAATCTTGTATACATCAGTGACAGTAAGAACCATGCTTCCATGATAGAAGGCATGCGACACTCAAGAGCACCCAAGGTTATATGGCAGCACAATGATTTGGAGCAGTTGGATGAATTGTGTGCTAGTGCTGTGTTAGCAGGACAGACACCCTGCATAGTTTTTGAATCAGTTTATTCAATGGACGGTGACATATCGCCCATGAAGGAAATATGTGACATCGCTGACAAGTATCGTGCGATAACATATATTGACGAAGTTCATGCAGTAGGACTCTACGGTGATCACGGTGGAGGCTGGACGGAGAAGTTAGGGCTACAATCCCGTGTTGATATAATCAACGGAACCCTTGGAAAGGCATTTGGTGTGCAGGGAGGCTACATTGCGGCTGACGCTGAAGTTATAGATGCCATCCGTTCGGTCTCTTCCGGCTTTATCTTTACCACTTCAATGAGTCCTGTTGCCTGTGCTGGCGCAATGGCCGCAATCAAGTATTTAAAAGATCACAACGAGATAAGAGAAAAGCATCAGGAACGAGCAAGGAAACTAAAACACAGATTACAGAAGAATGGCATAGAAGTAATGGAGTGTTCCACAACACACATTGTTCCAGTGCTTGTGGGAGATGCTAAAAAGTGTAAGGCCATGAGCGATACACTTCTCAATGAACACAACATCTATGTTCAGCCCATTAACTATCCTACGGTTCCTGAAGGCACGGAGCGTTTACGATTTGCTCCCACGCCGTATCACGATGATGGAATGATTGAGGATCTTATTTTAGCTCTTCGCCAGACGTTTGAGTGTCATCAGGAGTAAGCCTAAAATGATCTGCTAGGTCGTCTGGGGTACCAACTTCAAATATCATAGAGTTTGGTGCCATGCATTCGATACTGTGTGGACTCATTTCTCCGATATCAACTGTTTTTCCTTCCTCAATAATTGCAGCAGTTGATTTACCTGTTTTTACATCAGTAAACAGTATTTGAAAGCGTCCTGCATTAACAAACCAACTCTTCTTTCTGTTTTTATGAATAACGACAGTTGTTTTTGCTCCAACCTTTTCAAACACTAGAATCTTTCCGCAATAGAATTCATTGGATGCCCATACTATTTCGTATCCCCAATCCTTATCAATTTTTCCTGTTGGTGTTATTTCCATTATGGTCTCTTATCAATAACTTTATCAATTAATCCGTATTCTAGTGCTTCTTCTGCACTCATGAACTTATCACGTTCCATGTCAGCAGCAAGTTGCTCATAGGTCTTGCCCTTTGAATTGTGCTTGACATAAATTTCTGTAAGATTCTTTTTCATCTTGAGAATTTCTGCAACCTGAATTTCCATATCAGTTGCCTGGCCGCCAGCACCTCCGCTTGGCTGGTGAATCATGTGTCGAGCATTGGGCAACATGCTTCTCTTTCCTGGTGCTCCTGCCTGTGCTAACAGCGATCCCATAGAACATGCTTGGCCCATAACATAGGTAGCAACATCTGGTTTGATAAACTGCATTGTATCGTAAATGCTCATGCCTGCTGTAACAACACCGCCAGGACTATTAATGAACAACGAAATATCCTTTTCAGTGTTTTCGCTCTCCAAGAATAGCATCTGTGCCACGACTAAATTTGCCATGTGATCCTCCACAGGACCATTAAGCATGATAATCCTTTCCTTGAGCAATCTACTGTAAATATCATATGCTCTTTCACCCTTACTGGATGTTTCAATAACCATTGGTACTAATGCCATATTTTCATTTCCTTTTTATAATACTTTATTAATTATAGTTTGTTCGTAGTTATTAGTCAACCACTCTTTAATATCGTTTTGCGGTTTCCACCCCAAATTAAATAATTCTGTTGTATCTGCCTTGTTGTCATATCTTTCAAACTGTGTTCGTTCTCTCATGCTGGTTGGTGTGCAATAATTAACGTGCCTTACCAGTTCCTTTAGATGATAACTAGTTCCTGTTCCTACGTCAATTATTCCTGTGTTGTCACTCATCATCAATGTTTCAATTGCACTACACATATCATCTACATGAATAAAGTCTCTACAATTATCATTCACGTACAATAATGTTTTTGACATGAGTCTGCTGACAAACATATTTGGTCTGCTGTCCGAACCATAGGACGTTGTAAATCTCATTCCCAATGCATGCTTTGGTGCGATGCTTTCTACTATAAATTTTGATGCCGCATAAGGATTAAGTTTTGGTTCCTTGGCCGTGCTTGATGATGCATACAAAATTCTAGTATTAGGAAACGCATCAAATAATCTTTTCGATGCCAGCACATTATTTTTCCAATATGCCGTTGGACTATCTAGGCTTTTTAAGATTCCAGATTCTGCTGCCAAATGTATTACCAAGTCGATATTATTAAATTTAAGAGGATGATCGAGTAGATCGTTTCCTTCGATTCTATCCAATCCTATCACGTTGTGTTTTTTGGACAACCTTTTTATTAGGATTGATCCAATCATGCCACAATGTCCTGTTAATAGTATGTTCATAGTAATAATTATAACACAAGATGAATGGAATAGCAAGTTGTGAAAATATCAAAAACTGGTTGACAAATTCATAAATGTTTGTTATTATATATGTATTAATTAGGCATACAGAAAGGCTACAAAAATGAGTGCAATGGGTGATATCAAATTTACTACCGCTGGAGACATGATGCGAACACAACCACAAGACATTATCGCTAAACTAGAAGCAGATAACTCACGTCTAGCAAAGGAACAGATTATCGAAGATGCCATGCAGGAAGGACTTGATGAGTTCTTCGAAGGTGTGAGCATGGCGCTGGACAAGTTATATACGTTTGGTGTAAAGCAGGTTACAGAAAGCAAAACAGACGGACAAGGATTATCTTGGGATAACTTTAAGCAGTTAGCAGAAAGCCTATACAAGAGAGAATTAACAGGACACGCTGCACAGGACGCAATTAAATTAGCAATGGATGTTGCTACACAGGAACAGTGGAATGGATTCTATCGTAGAATTCTTATCAAGGATCTGCGTTGTGGAGTGAGTGAAAAGACTGTTAATAAGATTGCTAAGAAATTAAAACTAGACAAATACAAGGTGCCCGTATTTGAATGCA